GACGCCCTGAGCAACGGCCGGCGGATCACGCGAGCCGCAGGGGATCGAAAGCAGGCTTGACGGCCAAATCAAGGCGAACCAGGACTTCCCCAGTTTTTAAGGAGATAACCATGTGTAACTCGGAATACTTCCCACGGTACATCGACCGATTCAGGGCGCAGAATCCCGAGGACGCCAAGTTCGTGGAAGACGATCCGGCGGCCTCTGGTGACTTCCTGGAGCATGAGGAGGCCGAGACGAAGAAGCACGTCAACCGGAAGGGTCAACCGACCGGCGCAAGATAAGGAGGGCCAGATGGCTCTGTACGAGAAGGGTGGTAAGAACAAGCGCGTACACATGAGCTCTGAAGAGAGCGACTGTATGCGGTACGAAGCGGACGAGGCAGAGAAGCCTGAGGGGGCCGACACTCTGAACGCGCACTCGAAGCACAATCCCAAGAAGGCCAAGGGACCTGGTGGGAAGTGGATGCAGAAAGAGAGCCAGCGGGAAAAGAGGGCCGGGACGAAGGGTGCTCTGCGGCGCTACACGAAGACCAAGGCTGGTCACAAGATCCCGACCGAGCTTCTTGAGCACCTGTCTCACAAGGGCGGCCATGTGGGCAAGATGGCCAACATGGCGCTGCGCTACAGGGGAAAGTAAATGGCCGTCGAGAACTTCGACAGCCTGCGAGACACCCTGCAGGAGGCGCTTCAGAAGAAGTTCGGCAAGGACCACTATCTGGATGAGTTCAGCCACAGCCACGTGATCTTTTCGAAGCCCGGGGAAAAGAATCAGCGCCGGGCGCCCTACACGATCACGAACACGGGCGGGGCGAGCATCGGGAAGCACGAGCCCGTGCGGCGCGTGAGCGGTTACGAGCGCGTACACAAGGCAGCCAAGGAGGCCCTCCAGAAGTCGAAGCCGGTCACTGCTGGCACCGAGGGCAAGGGCTACCTACAGGATTGATGCTCCATAGGAACATAAAACAGCGGGATGCGCGGCCTGAATAAGGCGAGGGGGCTCCAAGAACGGGAAAAATGTGAGCCGGTGGGAAACAGCCGTTCTCTCGACTATAGTAGAGGGAAACTGATGAAAGTTAAGAACGTACTCGTAGTTTTGCTGGTAGTGGCGCTGGCCGGGGTTGCGGTCTTCTACTCCATCGCGAACCACAACGCGAAGCAGGCCCTGGCCAAGGCCGAGGCTCAGATCGCGGCCGACCAAAAGGCAATTACGGCTGCACAGGGCGTCATTGACCAAGCCCAGGCAGCCATCAAGGAGCTGCAGGCGCAGGCAGCCGCGGACAAGGAGCAGCTGCAGTCTGATGTGTTCACAGCGAACCTTCACGCGGAACAGCTCAGGCAGCAGCTGAACAGGATCCAGTCGGAGACCCCCAATGAGTTGGGGGCGACGGCGGTGTCCCTACTTGGGAATGGGGCACAGATCAGGTACAACGGGACTGACTTCATCGTGGGAGTTGAGACCTTCCGCCTGATTACAACCAGGCTCGCGGATCAGTCAGACTTCACCCTCGTCAGGGAGCCGGCCTACAAGAAAACGATCTTGGACTGGGCGGCGCTGTCCTCTAATCAGGACGGCCAGCTGGCTCAGAAGGACACCATCATCTCGGCCAAGGACCGACAGATCGCGGCCCTGAATGACACGGTGGCCCAGCTCCACAAAGAGATCAAGACCTACAAGAGCATCGGTTTCTGGGGCAAGGTCAAGTGGACGGCGATCGGGGCCGCGGCCGGGGCAGTCGCGGGACACTTTGTCAAGTGAGAAAGACTCGGGATCCTCTGTCGATTCAGCAGAGGATGTTCGTCGCCAACAAGCTGATCCCGGGGACCTCGAACAAGAAAGCGGCGCTGGCGTCGGGCTATGCGGCGGGCTCGGGCAGCGCGCTGATGCGGAACCCCAAGATCCAGACGGCGCTCCAGGAGGCCCTGGATGCCGCGGGACTGGGCGACAAGAAGGTAGTCCAGCTTTTCAAAGAAGGCTTCAAGGCGACGACCCCAGAGAAGAAATCAGCACAGACCGGAGAGGTTATCCAGAAAGAGCACCCGGACCAGTTCGTTCGGGCGATCTGGGTGGACAAACTCCTGAAGGTGCGCGGGGACTACGCACCGGAAAAGCATATCACCGAGCAGCGCACGATCAATATCAGCGTGGATCTCGGGACGATCCAAGGGCTGCGAGACTCTGGCGCCATCACCGCGGAAGAGTGTGAGGAGCTGAAGGATGGAGCTTATAACCCGGCTCTCGAACCCGGAGTGGTGGAGGCAGAAGTGCTTGGAACCGAGGGGGGGCCTCTTCTTCCTCTGTCGGAATGTGATGATGACGCTGGAGGAGAGCACCCCGGGGTACAAGGAGCTGCACCCTCCGACACACCAGAGGCTGTGCAACTTCGTGGAGCAGTGGGCGCTCCCGGGGAACAAGCTGCTGATCCTGATGCCCCGAGGCTGGGTGAAGAGCTACATCGTGACGGTGGGGTGGCTGGTCCAGCGGATCATCAAGAACATCATGGCGGGGAAGCGGGAGACCTGGATCATAAACAATGCGACTCTCCCGAACGCGATCCAGTTCCTGGAGCGGATCAAGTACAACCTGGGGTACAACGACCTGCTGCGTGGCCTTTTCGAGGACTGCCTCCCGAGCTCACCGCTGATGGCGGAAAGGTGGATAGAGCGTGAGATCCAAATACTTGGAAACAAAGTTGAGACCGGTGCCGCTGAAGGCAATTTGGTGTCTCGGCACTATCCTGGTGGGATCTTCAATGACGACTTGGTTAATAGAGATAACTCGCAGACTAAGGATCAGGTTGACAAGGTAATTGACTTCTGGAAGCTCTGCCAGTCGCTGATGCTTCCGAACGCCATAGAGTTCATCCCGGGGACCCGGTGGAACTACGACGACCTCTACGGGCACATCATCACGAACCACCTGAAGATCCCCGAGGAGGAGATGCAGCACTACCGGCAGAGGCCGTACTTCGAATACCACAACGGCCGGTATCACATGTTCCACTGCTCGTGCTGGCTGGATCCCCCACATGAAAAGGGCTCGACGTTCCCGCAGATCTACACCGAGAAGCGGCTCAAGGAGATCAAGGCAGAGCAGGGCGAGCGATTCGGCGGCCAGTACCTGAACGACCCGCTGGCCCTTAGCCAGAGCAAGTTCAAGGACTCCTTCTTCAGGAATCCCTGGAAGCCCTCGGAGTTGCCGGATAAGCGGTTCACAATCCTGCTGTGCGACCCCTCCGGGAAGGACAGCAAGGAATCCGATTACACGGGCATGGTCGTCGTGGACGCGGGCATCGACAAGGTCTGCTACATCAAGTCAGCGGTTCGAAAGCGCATCACGGACTCAGCAGCCTGCGAATGGATCATCACTTCAGCGATCCAGCACCGGCCCACGATCATAGGTATCGAGGAGAACAAGTTCGGGACCTACCGGGAGCTGATCGAGTTTCTGCTCCCGCAGATGAACCGGCAGGGGAAGATTCCGGGCGACTCGGCGACATACGCCAAGCGGATCCCGCACTTCCTTGTGGAGCTCCAGCACCACAGCCGGCCGAAGGTCCTGCGGATCGGGAACCTGGCTGGCTACTTCGAGCAGAACCTGTTGAGGATGCCGCCCCATGGGATGCAGGATCTCAAGGATGAGCTGCTGCGATTCCCGCTCTCGAACTACGACGACCTCAGCGATGCGCTGGCCTACCTGTACGACGTTGTTGTGTATCCCGGGAAGGACGATACGATCTGGGATATTCGAGACATCCCCGAGGAGTTCAAAATGACTGTCCCAGAACTCCTCAAGAAAGAGTGGGATGAGCTGCCCGCCAAGGGAGCAGCCGGGATGCAGTCGGATGCAGAGGAAACGGAGGAGACAGAATAAATGGACAACGGAACAACGACGGTCATGCTGGCCCTGGTTGGGCTGGTGCTGGTGAACGAGGCTATCTGGAGACGGGAGGTCCACAAGCTGCTGGACCGGATCATGGCCGGCGACATGAAGACCTACAAGTATTACGAGAAGAAGTACGACAACGACGTCAGGGCTGTTGAGGCTGTCCGTGACTTCGATAAGAAGAAGTTGTCGATGGCTGCCGAGACCCTGAAGAAAGAGCAGGAAGAGGCCAAGGCCACGGCACTCGCGGACGACGACGCCTGGGACTACGAAGAAGATAAGCTCTATGCGCAGCCTCCTGGCCGCGGCGGCGAGCAACCGGGAAAGTCGATTTCAAAGGAAGAAGAATGACCAACCGAGAAGCGGCACTCAAGCGTTGGGAGAGCCCGGCGTATAGGGCCAAGCAGATCTTCGCACAGACCGGCAAGACAAGATCCCCAGAGACAGTAGAGAACAACAGGGTTGCGCACGTCGGTCTTCAGTGCATGGAGAAGAACCCGGCCTGGAAGGGTGGAAGACGACGCACTACCGACATGGGATATATTCAGACCCGCGTGGGCGGGAAGTATCGCTATGAGCACGCCCTCGTCGCCGAGAAGGCCCTTGGTCGTCCGCTCAAGCGCGGAGAGGTTGTCCACCACATCAACTGTGACCCGGCTGATAACCGGAATACGAACTTACTGATCTGCACGAACGGTTATCATCGCTGGCTCCACGAGAAGATGGCCAGAGCTTATGCCCAGGAACATTTAGGAGGAGCCAATGCCTAGTTCTTATGGTTTTGTGGAAAGTCAGTCTGGGTACAGTGGCTCGACGATAGCGATGAGGGGCATTACCCTACATAAGATTGATATGAAGATTATGAAGGGTAAGAAGCTCGACGAGATGGAAGAGGCTTTCCTTATCAACAAGGTGAACGACCTGTGGGATTATCACCCAGATACTCTCTTCAGATTTCCTCGCTGGCGGAAGTTTCTTGCCTGGACTGCTGGGTACCAATATTATGACTATAGCAAGACGACGCGGGAGCTGCAGCCCATCCCGTTACCGAGAAAGAGAAAGCTGGTCTTCAACCGGCTACGCTCCTTTGCCAGAATGTTCTTGGCAAAGCTCACGGCCACGACTCCCAACTTGGCAGTCGTGCCGAATGACGACAACTACGAGAACCAGGAAGCCGCCGAGCTGGGCGACTCTGTGCTGACGTTCCTCTCGGAAAAGCTCAGGTTCGACTGTCTGCAGCGGACGTTCAAAATGTGGTACATCCTGACGAACGCTGCGTATCTCCGGGTGTACTGGAACGAGAAGGGATCGGGCGCCGTGGGCTCGCGCCGAGTCAGCATCCAGAACGACAAGGGCGAAGAGATCGACGAGTCCTGGGAGAACATCTCCGAGGACGGCGAGGTCGGCATGGAGGTCGTGCCGCCATTCAACTGCCGGCAGGATCCTCTTAACTTCACCCGGGAGAACTGGCGCTGGTTCATTTACGGCTGCGAAGAAGACGCCGAGGAACTCGAAGAGCAATACGGACTGGAAGAGGGCATCCTGCGAGACGTCACCGACACCAAGACCGAGAACGTCTATATTCTTGAAACTACAGGAGATAAGGACTTCTCGATTGGTACGCCGGTGAAGCAGGAGGCCATTGTGGGACGCGTGGTCACGCGGAAACAATTCTGGACACCGCACATGTATGCTTATATCGCAGGCACCACGCTGCTGGAATACGGGCCGAACAAGGACGGGGAGATCCCCTTCTTCAAGTATGAAGAGCGCCTGGTCCCTGTCGAACATTACGAGAAAGCTCTGATTTACAACGACCCGATCATGAAGGACATGATCCCGGTCCAGCGAGAGTATAACCGGTCCAAGTCGAACACGTCCAACGCGATCGAGCGGGCCATGAAGCTACGGGTCCTGATGCCCTACGACTCTGGGATTAACAAGACGCACTTGATCGAAGAGGCGGCCATGACCGTCATCGACTACAACCCGGAGCGCGCCAAGCCCGAGCAGATGCACATGGACACGATGCCGCCGTTCCTCCCGCAGTATTGTTCGGACCTGGAACGCGAGTTCGAAAGCGTGGGCGGGATCCACGAGGCGAGCTTCGGCCGGCTGCCGGAGCGGGCCAGTCATGCGTCGGGTGTGCTGGTGAACCTTCTCGTCGAACAGGATGACGTGGTCATTGACCCGATCATCAAAGAGATCGACGCCGTGTTCGCGAGCGCCTGGACCTTCGCCATGAGGCTGGTACAGAAGCGTTACTCGATCGCCCGGATCATTCGGGTGGGCGGGGACACATACGCTGACGGGGCCATAAAGTTCCGCGGCGCCGACCTCCGCGGCAACACGACCGTGTCTGTCAACTCGCAGATTGGTCTGCCGAAGAGCCGGCCGCTGCGGGTCGAATACATCCTGCAGCTCCAGAAGCAAGGGCTCCTGACCGATACGAAGGAGATCCTAGAGCTCCTGGAGTTTGGGAACGCACGGAAGGTTTTTGCTGACGTCCTGCTACACCAGAAGGCTGCATCTCGCGAAAACGCCAAGATCGCGGCCAACCCGCAGATCAACGAGGACGTCACCCAGTGGATCTATCAATTCGAGGATTCTGCTGCTCACCTGCAGATCCATCTTCGGGACCGCTTGAGTCCCAAGTGGGCCAGGTACACACAGAACCAGCAGAACGCCCTTGAGACGCATATTCAGGCCACAGCGCAGAAGGTAGCCTCTGACGCGCAGGCTGCGCTGGGCCAGCAACAGCAGCAACAGGCGGGGCCTCAGCAAATGGCCCCAGGTCAGCCACCCACTCCCCAAGAAGCTGCCCCGGCGGCCCCGGCACCCGGTGCCGGCCAACCGCCCCTTGGGTAAGCCGAAAGGAACGTGGCTAAGGAGATATTATGTCGGACAAAGACCCCCTGATGGAGTCCGAACTCGGCGACACCGGTGAACTGGTAATCGACGACCTCGCGAACGAGCATGTCATGGATTTCCAGGAGGAGCCGGTAGAAGAGCAGCCGGAGCCGGAGGAGGAAGCGGAACCGGAGGAAAAGGAAGAAGCAGAAGAGAAGGAAGAGCCCGCAGAAAAACCGGAGAAAGCAGAAACAGACAAGCCGGCGGGCAAGGAAAAGGTAGCCCCAATCGAAGAGGATCAGATCAAGTGGCTACCAGGCGGCAAAGACGCCACCATTAAGGTCAAGGGGAAAGAGTACAAGCTGTCGGAGTTCAAGCCCGACGAGGTGAAGACCTTCCTCCAGCTTGGCCTTCGTGGTACTCAGCGATTCCAAGAAGTCGCTGAAAAAGAGCGGCAACTTGCCGAAAAGGAAGCGACCCTCAACGCAGTGGCCGACCGCGTAAATCTTCTACAGCAACAGCTGGCGCGTGGCGGGGCACCCTCTCTAGGGACAACAACCGCGAAAGTGGAATTGCCGAAGGAGCTGGCGCCCAACGACATGGACAGCGAAGAGATGCGCGTTATCAAGAGTGCGGCAGCACAATCGTGGACGAGAAGTCAGGAATTGGCACAGCGGCTCGATCAGATCGAGGGCCGGACACGGAGTCAGCAAGACGCAGAGGCTGGTAAGGCGTTCGTGGACAACATCTCCAAGATGAAAGAAGCGGACTACCCCAATGCCAGTCTGGAGGAGGTCATCGCGATCCACTCCTTGCGCCCTGACATTCCGGTTCGTGAGATCGTGAAGAAAAGCCACGAGATTTACTCGTCCCGAGGGCACATCGACAACGTGCTCAAGACCAACCCGCTCCTCCGCCGGGAGCTGAAGGAAGAGATGGTCGCAGAGTATCTTGCCGAAAAACAGCGCAAGCCCACAGTGTCTGGTCGCCCCTCGCCCCAAGGGGGCAAGGTGGCTCCTGCGCCCGCGCACAAGGCTCCTCGGACTATCGAGGAGGCGAACAAGATGGCGAAGGCCCGACTCAGAGAGCTCGTAGCTGCTGAGGAAGAGGAGGCCTAAGTCATCAGGAGAACAAAGTGGCTGGACAAGAATATCGGCGCAAAATGCGCTGTGGTATTCTTAAAATTCTCGCTAATCAACGGGGAAGCCTAAACCCATCGGGGCATGGTAACCCTCAAGAAGCGATGGTGTAACGGTGTCGCGTTTAGATTACGCATATTGTGCCGGACTCTTTGATGGGGAAGGGTGCGTTTCAATCGTGAACGACAAGTCGGCTGGCTGGAATAGTTGGCACCTCATGATTCAGATGAATAGCACC